AAACCCGAGTTCGGGCCATTCCTGGCCGAGTCAGACAAGGAGGCAAAGAATGGCTGACCTGACCACTGCCGTCGAGATCGCTACCCGTGCGGTCTACGAGGCGGAGCGCGGCCAATACTCGGAGCCGTGGGAAGAGTTCACCCCAATCCAAAAGCACTTGTGGAAGAACCACGTAGGCCCAGCAGTCATCGCTCTGCATGAGGCCGGAATGCTCAAGGAGGCAACCGATGGCTGACTATCCGAAACCGCGCCACATAACCCGCGATGAACTTCTTGTGGAAGCGGAAACACTCATCAACGGTGACCGCGCAGAAACTTACGGGAGCGCCGCCGAGAACTTCGCCAGGGTCGCAGCGCTCTGGACAGTCGTACTCGGAACACCAGTCACCGCAACCCAAGTAGGTTTATGCCTCCTCGAGTTAAAAGTGGCACGCGCGATCACAGCACCAAACCACCGCGACTCCTACGTAGACGCGGCAGGCTACATCGCACTCACTGGGGAGATTGCCTTGAATGAAGATTGATTTCCTGATTCACCGCGATCTTGTCCTCACCTCGAATCAACGCTTGCATCCGCAAGTGAAAGCTAAGAAAACGAAGGCCCAGCGCACACTCGCCAAGAGTGAAGCTCAGGGCCTTCGTGGTCCCCAACCATGTCGTGTGATCGCGTGGCTGGCATTCCCAGACCGGCGACGCAGGGACGCCCCGAACTGGTGGCCCACCATCAAAGCACTCATGGACGGCCTAGTCGATGCAGGCGTATGGGACGACGACAACTCACGGATCATTCAAGGCCCAGACCACCGCATCCTCGACTACACCATCGAACGCGGCCACGTCTATGTGTGCCTCGAAATCACTCACCCCGAACTTGCGGGCTGACCTTACACACCCCCACACGGGGGTGCGTTTGGTGAACCCACAACAAACCACCCACTCACAAAGGAACCGCGATGACTACTTTGTATGACCAGACGAAACCGGCGACCGTCCCCGTAACGAACACCTTGTTCTTGCACCAGCCGAACAGTGACGAGGAGAAAGCCCGAGCGCTCGCACTCCTCGAACGGACCGGCAACCTCGACCTACGAGAGGCACTCGGACTATGACCACAGCATGGGAACGCACAGACCGTCCGAAGCCGCCCACGATTTTCTCAATCCAATACGGATGGGGATACATGCGTCAGCACCACGTCCACAGTGTTTGGCGGTCACGCTGCAGAGACATCTGGCACGTCGACGGCCCACGCTGCCTGTCCGGCCCCGAGTTCCCCACCTTCGCCGAAGCAATCGCCTACGCGCAAGCACAAGCAAGAAAGGACACCCCGTAATGGCCTGGTTCAAGGTCGATGACACTTTCCACTCATCCCGAAAAATCTTGTCCATCCCCTCCAGATACCGGTTCGCAGCCATCGGACTATGGACCATCGCCGGGTCTTGGTCCGCGTCCGAACTCACCGACGGGCACATCCCCGACTACATGTTGAAGGCGTGGGGAGCGACCGAAAAGACCGCTCAAGCTTTAGTGGATGCGGGCCTTTGGACACGCACGCAAGGCGCGTATGAGTTCCACGCGTGGCTTACGTACCAGCCGAGTAAGGCTCACGTAGAGGCCGAACGAGACGCGAGTAAGGCTCGCATGAGGGCCATGCGCGCCTCACGTAAAAAGCAAGAACCGCTAGAACAAGCCGATACTGAGGGGCTGTTCGGGCGAACAAATCCGAACGGGTACGAAAATGTTCGTAACCCCGACCCGACCCGACCCGACCAAGTATCTAAAGATACTTCTATAGATAGGCAGCCCAAGCAGATAAACAGACCCCTACCCGCCGACTGGACACCCACCCTAGAACACGAAGAACGCGCCCACGAATACGGGCTAGACCTCAACCGTGAAGCAATCAAGTTCCGGGCCCACGCCGAAGAAAAAGCACGCCTAGCAAAAAACTGGAACGCAGCCTTCACACGCTGGCTCACCAACGCCCGCGAATACGCAGACCGCGACAACCGAACCCGCACACCAAACGGTGGCGGGTTTTCTCGTCCTTCCATCGACAGGCAAGGCGACCTACTCAAGCAGGAACGCGCCCGCATCCTCGAAGAAATGAACCAGCAACCCAGATTGGAGATCAACCCGTGAACAAACTCGAAGCGTCCGACATCGTCACGTACCTGAACCGCACCGGCAACCTATGGGCCATGGAAGGACAAGCCGACGCATGGGCTGACGCACTCGATGACGTGGACGGCGCTATCGCCTTCCAGGCAGCACGCGAGATCGCACGCACACGCGCATCCACCGAGAAAGCCATGACACCCGGTGACATTCGCAAGCACGTCGAGCAGATCCGCCGCCAACGCTTGCAAGGCGCACCATCACCTCAACCACCATCGGAGCTTGAAGGTGACCCTGCGCGTGAGAAGCGGTGGACGAAACTCCGCGCCTACGCGATCGGGAACGGCATGCCGCATGCGGAGGCGGACCGGTACGCGGACCACCACATGCAAGTGGTGCGCGCCGAACTGCCCACAGTGGCCCGAAACGTCACAATAGCGCCTCCCCCGCGCCCGTAAACCCCGTCAAGCATAAGAAACCCATCCACACCCACACAAGCGCCCCACAGGGCGCTTTCTACGTTTCAAGGAGACCCAACATGAACCACGCACAAGAAGCCATCGAATGGCTGGAAGACGCCCCCGCGGAACACCACAAGGGCGACATCAACCGCGCAAACCTCTGCGTGGCAATGGCACAAGCCCAAGCGACCCTAGCCCTCGCCCAGCAACAACGCATCGCAAACATGATTGCGTTCTTGGAATACGCCGACGGAGACACCTACGAACCACAGTGGCAAGCCATCAACGAAGCCCTCAAGCTAGGAGACCCCACATGAACTACACGCCCACCACCAAGCAAGTGCGCGATGTGTACGCGTATGCGCAGACATACCGAGACTTCGACCGCTGGCACGCGGAAGAAATCCGCAAAGCCAAAGCCCAAGCACTCGAAGAAGCCGCTGAGTTCTTAAGCCGGGCGGGTGTCCTCTGGCACGGTGACTCAGGCGTGACAGTGCGCGAAGGCTGGAACGACCACACGAAAGGCGCGAAACTCACGGACTGGCTCCGCGACCGCGCGCAACGAATCAAGGAACAAGGAGCCAGCCTTGGTTAACATGATCGGCTTCAGTCGAAAATCACCATTCGAGTACGCCAACACGGCATCATTCGGAGACGAAAGCTGGTGGCTCACAATACGCAGTCGGAACGGGGTCACAGCAGCACACACGCCCTGCGCACGCTTGGTCTTGACCCCAGAAGATGACCCCGCATGCTGGATTAACGACGGACACTCAACCGGCATTCAAATCATGGCGAGATCAATACTCAAGAAAATACCGAGCGGCACCTACACGAGCAGCGAGATTTCCGCCGCTCTAGGAATCCGAGAAACCGCACGCGCACAACACCAGACCCCAACACCCAAGTTCAAGGAGGAAGCATGATTTCCCCAAGCGACTACCTGTACACGCTGCGAAACGAAGCACTAAGAGTCCTTGAAGAACTCTCCCCCGCCATCGAAAAGGCTCAAAACCTCATGGAAACGCTAGAAAAGATCGCAGACGACTGCGAAGACGCAGCACAACTTGTCGCGTCCAGCGACATAGAACCCAACTCACGCGCAGACACACCTACCAGATCAGGACTCACCCGTAAAGGAGACCCCACATGAACTACACGCCCACCACCAAGCAAGTGCGCGAGTGGTACACGCACCGAAACGGTGAAGGCTTCTACGCGAAACGACTACGGTCGCGTGCGCAGGAGTTCGACCGTTGGCTGGCCGAGCACGACCGGGAAGTGAAAGCCCAAGCACTCGAAGAAGCCGCCGACGACGTGTGGGCACAGTTCGGGCCTACCGTCATGGGGCCGGGAGACCTCGATGACGTGTACTTCCCAGAATGGCTCCGTGCCCGCGCACAACAACTCAAGGAGGAAGCATGAGCAAGGAACCTTGTTTCGACATGCTGTACTGCGACAGTGTCTCGGGATGTTTCGTGAACACTTTTGAGTACGGCTACACCGGCAATTGTCCCGGATGCGGTTCACGTGGCCGATACCTCGCCGGGGAGCAGAAAGGCGAGGAAGCATGAGCCGCTATGACATTGACTGGTCCCTAACGCGCAACTGGATCTCTGGAACGCTCAACCGCAAGAACCGCTTCACCGTCACTTTCCACCTACCAGAAGGCGACGTCTCTGCAACGAGCAGCACAAAACACGGTGCATGGGCGGGAGCCGTCCTTGCGTCCAGGCTCATCCTCGGATACGCGGTGGACACTCCCAACCCCTACCAGGAGGAAGCATGATCGCCCCGCAACGTGTCCAGCGCCGCCGCACCAAAGGCTGGCGCATGCCCGAAAACACCATCTACGTGGGGCGTGGCAGTAGGTGGGGAAACCCGAAAGCCCTTGAAACGCGGGCGCTATCCGCTGATTGGTACCGCCGCGTAGTCGGAGGGCAGCGCCGAACCGAATGGTATTCGTGCGACGGGCCAATGCCCACGCATGACGCAATCCGTGCCGAGCTTGCAGGGAAAAACCTCGCCTGCTGGTGCCCGCTCGACCAGCCATGCCACGCAGACGTACTACTCGAACTCGCCAACCAGGAGACAGCATGACTATCCCAGCAGAAGCCGTTAACGCGGGTGCGGCAGCAATCGACTACTGGCTATGCGAAAACGACCAGAGCATCGAACTCAGCAGCCAGATTCGTGACATGTTCACAGAAGGCCTCACTGCTGCACTGCCCGCACTCGAACGGCAGATCAGGGAACAAGTGGCACGGGAGATTGAGGCCCGGATCGTCATGGAGTTTGACGAGTTCGACGTGATCTCCAATATCACTGCCCGCGATTATGCACGCCTAGCACGAGGAAAGGAACAACCATGAGCACGCCACGCCCCGACCACTGCTGCGGCAACTGCCCCGAGCTCGCACGCGGCGGATATGACTGCACCTGCCTTCACACATCCGCCTGCCCCAACTATGAACCCAACCCCATCAAGCGCTGGTGGAAAGGACGCAAACAGTGATCACACCACGCGAACAACTCGTGGAAATCCTAAACAGCCCACAGCACGCACCCGAAAGTACCCATAGTCGCGCAGACGGCTCGTGCTCAGAGTGCCCGTGGCCGTTACATGCTCTGCCGCCAGACCGCATCGCCGACGCGATCATCGCCGCCGGATGGACACCACCCATACCCGAAACCAACAACCCGGCCACGGAGAACTAACCATGAAAGGCAAAGTCTGGAAAGACCGCGACACCTGGCACTACATCGTCACCCAAGGCAACCGAATCATTGCCGCAGACAACACCGGAGCATGGCGCCCAATGTTCGACCAATGCCACACCAAAGTCGGCGCCTTTCGAGAAGTCGCACGAACCGGCCACCACATCGAGAAAACCTACGAACAGCTCGTAGACGAAATCAACTAGGCCCGCCCCAACAAGGCGGGCCTTCTCATGCCCGGTCGGTCTTAATCCAAAGGAGGCGCTCACCCTCAACAAGCGACGCCTCCGCCGCAGCCTTCGCACTCACATAATCAGCGCCGGTGTACGTCCGCTCAACCGACCCAGAACCCGTCTCAACCATCACCACAATATCCATACCCCACACCCTAGCCCGCCCCAGTGCGGGCTTACGCATACCCCAAGGAGCACCAATGACCGCAGAACTCGCCGCCATGTGGCAAACCATCCACGAAGCCTACCCATACGCCAAAACCTCCATCGAAAAAAGCAACACCCCCGCCGACGGGATGCCACACGCGCCCAGCGACCCACGCAAAACCCCCGTCAACCTCACCGCACTCTCATGGACCGAAATGACCGACCGCCTCGCCGCGAAATGGGGCCACACCATCACCACCATGCCCACCAGCGTCACCGAGCTCTACAACAACCTCGGACCCGCAGACCAACTCGACCTACAAACCGACACCTGGACTATCCACAACCAAGCCCACCAATGGCTCCCAGCACACATCACCGCCGCACGACTCACCATCGAACAATGCGCCGGCCACCACTGCACCACCATCGAAGAACTCGCCTGGGTACTCAACACGCTCGGACACCCCAAACCCCAAGGCACACTCCGACGCTGGGCAACAGAAGGCCACCTCACCAAAACCCCAGCCGGCTACCCACTCACCCAAGCACTCGAAAGAATCAACGCATAATGCGTGTTGTGCTAGACAAACTAGAACACCGAGCACTATAGTTTCTAGTGTCGGCATTCTGTAACCACAACCGACCAACACCCTCAAGACCCGCCACACGGCAGGGTCTATTTTCATGCCCACACACAGGGCATCGACTGACTGCCGTAAGCAGTCACACGGGACTCTAGACGAATCGGAAGAGTCAGGGGCCTTAGCGCTCGCAATGCAGGTTCGAACCCTGCGAGTCCCACCACACGTCACGAACCCGTGACATCACCCCCATGTCACCACACCGTGACACCACACCATTCCCTCACCCGCCACCAAACCAACGATGCCAAGGCGCAGAGCGAGGGAACACCCATTAACACCCCACCCCACACCGGACCGGGGCACATAAGGGCAGGCCACCCCACGGCACACAACCCACCCGACACCACCCGACATAAGCCAACCCCACACCAAACACCCAACAACACCAGGGGCAACCACACCAGGCAACACACCACCCCAAACAACACCGGGCACCAACCACCCCACACCCACCCCACACAAACACCCAGGGAGAACCAATGGCCACCTCCCGCACCGGCACCACCAAATGGCTCAAGCTCCGCCAACAAGCACTCAGACAAGCACAACGCAACAACCAAACACGCTGCCTCGAATGCAACATCGAACTCAACTACCAACAAGGTCTACAACCAAACAGCGCAGAACCCGACCACAAAATCGAATGGGCCAAAGGCGGCACAGACACACTCGACAACCTCCGCATCATCTGCAGACGCTGCAACCAAAAACGCGGAGGACAAACAGGCAGACGCAAACAGCTCGCCAACCGAAAGCGCCAGCAAACACAAAGTTTGCAACCCAAAACAGTAATACAATGGTAAAACCCTGAAACACGAAGCAAGCAGGCGCCCCAACCCCCTCCCCCACCCAAAAGTTCGCCCCCCAGGGGCATAGCGATATATCCCCCCGAGGTTTGTTGACGTTTTGCTGGTGCGTGGTTTTGCGGGCCTTGGCGGTGCGCTGTGGCGGCTGTTGGCGCTTGGCGGGGGTGTTTTGATCCCTGGAATGCTTAGAGCGCGTTTTTCTGAACCGACATAGAGTTTCGTGACAAATCGCAGGTGAGAGCGTGTTTTCTGGTAGACTTAGGGCATGATGAAAGCCTGTGAATCGTGTGGGAGGCAGATCGAGTTGGCGGCAACTGGCCGCCCTAAGCGGTTCTGCGGTCAAACATGCCGCAAGCGTGCGTCACGCGAAAGCCAGGCTTCCCCGTTTCCCGTGGCGCTCACTAGCCGCAGGGCATGGGTTCGCGCGCAAGGTAAACGTCCTATACAGGTAGACGGCTCCCCTGCTTCATGCACGGACCCGGAGACTTGGGCTTCGTTTACCGCGGTGCAGTCGGGCGCTGGCGACGGTTTCGGGATCATGCTTGGTGACGGTTTAGGTTGCCTGGACGTGGATCACGCAACGGATGAGCAAATACGGCAGGTTGTCGCTTCCACTCCTGAGCGCATTCTGTTTGTGGAGCGGTCGATGAGCGGCGACGGTGCGCACATCTTCATCGAAGCGGATGAGGAAAGAGGGTGGCGGCGTTTCGCTGGTGGCGTGCATTTGGAGCGTTACTCGCGTCAGCGTTTCATTCGCACGACTGGGGACGTGATCAGATTTTGACAAGACTTGAAGAACTTAAACGCGCCAAGGAATTGGCGTGGGAATCCATAAAAGAGGCACCTGCTGACAAGCGGGGGCCTCTTTTTTCGCAGTGGCGTGCGCTCTCGGCAGAGATTGCGCAGCTTGAAGCGGAAGAAGAGCCTGCTGAGAAGGGAACGGTGCTCGATGAACTCAAGAAGCGCCGTGAACTTCGGGGTGCAAGAACCGCGGGTTAGTCTCCATCCAAAGGCAGTTGATTTTGCTGATGCTGAGGAAGCGGTCGAGCTTGCTGCTGGGTATGGTCTGACGCCTGACCCGTGGCAGGAGCACGTAATCCGTGGCTGGATGGGGCGGCGTAGGGATGGGCGTCTTGCGGCTGGCCGTTGTGGTGTTGCTGTGCCGCGTCAGAACGGTAAGAACGGTTCTGTTGAGATTGTGCAGTTGCACAAGATGGTGATGCAGGGTCGGAAGATTCTACATACTGCGCATGAGGTTAAGACTGCGCGTAAGGCTTTCCTTCGTTTGGCTTCGTTTTTTGAGAATGAGCGGAAGTATCCGGAACTCGCGGAGCTTGTGAAGGAGATTCGTAAGACGAACGGCCAGGAAGCGATTGTGCTTCGCAATGGCGGTTCGTGTGAGTTTGTGGCTAGGTCTCGTGGTTCGGGTCGCGGCTATACGGTCGATGACTTGTTTTGCGATGAGGCTCAGGAACTCACGGATGAACAGCTTGAGGCTTTGCTTCCAACTATTGCTGCGGCACCTTCTGGTGATCCGCAGCAGTTTTATTTGGGGACGCCTCCGGGCCCGAACTCGAACGGTGAAGTGTTTTCTCGTGTTCGTAAAGAGGGTGTGCTGGGTAAGGATAAGCGCTTGTCTTGGGATGAGTGGTCGATTCCGGATGAGGCTCATGAGCAGGAGGCTCTCAAGAATTGGCGTGAGTATGCGGCGGCAACGAATCCTGCGCTTGGTTTTCGTTTGAACATTACGACTGTCGAGGACGAGAAGAACGCGATGAGCCCAGAGGGGTTTTGTCGTGAGCGTCTTGGCCGGTGGGATCAGGCGGGCCGCGGAAATGCTGCGTTTGATGTGAGCCAGTGGGAGCGTCTTGTTGATTCTGATCCGTCTGGTGACGGGAAGCGTGTTTTTGTTGCGCGGTTTGCTGTGGATGGTTCTGGGGTCGCGCTTGCGGCTGCGGTGAAGCCTTCTACTGGTGTGCCGCATGTTGAGGCTATCCGTTGGGCTCCGTCATCTGAGGGCACGGGGTGGCTTGTTGATTGGCTTGTTGAGCGGTGGCGGACGGCTTCTCAGATTGTTGTTGAGGGTAAGTCGGGTGTCGGGTTCTTGCTGTCTGCGTTGCGTGATGCGGGGGTTCCTGCACGGGTGGTGTGGACGCCGAATGTTGGGCAAGTGACTGCCGCGCATTCCTCGTTTTATGAGGCTGTGGCGAATGGCGCTGTAACCCATTCTGGGCAGACAGAACTTGATGTTCAGGTGGCGGATGCGGCGAAGCGAAAGATTGGCCAGGATGGCGGGTTTGGTTGGGCTCCGATGAGTGAGGGCGGTTCTGTCGCGCTCTTGGATGCTGTGACTCTCGCGTTCTGGGGCGTGCATGAAACGAAACGTAAGCCTTCGGGCGGAGGGAAGGGGGTGACTCTTCTGTGAGTGATATGTTCCCTGTTCGGTCCATTGGGCTGAGCATTGAAGAGCAGCAGTTATTCTCTAGCTTGCTGGATGTTTGGAATAAGAAGCGCGGGAAGAACGCGTTGCTGTCGGTCTACTATGACGGGCACCGGGCTTTTCACGATCTGGGGATTTCGATTCCTCCGCAGATGAAGAATGTTCGGGCGGCGTTGGGTTGGCCGGCTAAGGGCGTTCGAACTTTGGCGCGCAAGCACCAGTTCGAAGGTTTCGCTCTTAATGGTCAGGGTGATGCTTTCGAGGTTGACGGGCTGCTTGAGCAGAACAATTTCGGGCTTGAACTTCCTCAGGCGATCAACTCTGCATACAAGCATGCGGTGTCATTTATTACGACGACAAAGGGCGACCCGACGGCTGGGGACCCTGATGTGGTGATCCAGGCACGTGATGCGGAGTGGACTTCTGCACTGTGGGATATGCGCCGTCGTGAGATTAAAGCGGCATTGGCTATCACTGCTGCAGATGACTATAAGAATCCGACTGCGGTAACGCTGTACTTCCGGGATTCTGTTGTTACTGCTGAACGCCGTTTCGGCGTGTGGAAGGTTGTGCTGAGGCAGGCGAACCCGACTGGACGTGTTCTTGTTGAGGCGTTCGTTAATGATCCGCAGATTGGCCGTCCGTTCGGTTACTCGCGCATTACGCGTGAGGTTCGTTATCTGACGGATGCTGGTATCCGTAACTTGGTTCGCACTGAGGTTTCAGCTGAGTTCTTTGCTTCTCCGCAACGGTATGTTCTGGGGGCGAAGGAGGACGCATTTAATGATGTTGACCGGTGGTCTGCGGTCATGTCGCGCGTCCTTGCGTTGGATCTGAATGAGGAGGGCCAGAAGCCAGAGGTTGGTCAGTTCTCGCAGATGACTATGGGCCCGCACCTTGAGCAGTACCGGCAGTTGGCACAGAACTTTTGCTCTGAAACTGATCTGCCCGCATCTGCCGTTGGTTTGTTTGCGGATAACCCCGCTTCTGCTGAGGCTATGCAGGCTGCGGAAGCGCGGCTAAGTGACCTTGGCGAGTATCAGTGGCGTGTGTTCAGGCATCCTCTTAAGAGGCTGGCACAGAACGTTGTGATGCTGCGTGACGGGCTATCTGAGCCGCCTGTGGAGTCTTGGAAGATGGACGTGAAGTGGACTCCATGCCGTTACGTTTCGCCGCAGGCTTCGTCTGACTACATTACGAAGGTTGTGGCTGCTCTACCAAGGGTTGCTGAGACTACTACTGCGTTGCGTCGTGCTGGGTTTACCCAGGAAGAGATTAACGAGATGCAGGCAGAGTGGCGTAAGGCTGGCGCTGGGTCGATCTTGGATCGTGTCCTTGCTGATCGTGGTGCGGCTGCTTAGGTGGTAGCGAATGACGACCAGGAGTGATGTAAACAGGCTGGTGGCGGTGAATCGTCGGCTTGTGGAGATGGCTAAGGCTGATCTTCGCAAGCTGGTCGATTCGCTGGACTTGTCGCGGCCCGAGATGGTGCGTGACCTTCTGATGGAAGTTGTGCCTGCGCTTGTGTCCGAGTATGGCGAGGTTGCCGCTGCGGCGGCTGCTGAGTGGTATGAGGAAACGAGGTCATTGCAGGAGTCTGGTGCGTATTTGGCTACGGTCGGTGGCAGGGTGCCTGATGACGCTGTTTTGGGGTCTGTCAGGTGGGCTGCCGGCGACTTGTTCACTGATGATGCGATGGCTGCGTTCTCCAAGATCGAGGGCGCTATGCAACGGCATATCTCGTATTCGTCTCGGGAAACTGTGCGCCGGAATGTTGAGGCGGACCCGGCTAAGCCTCGGTTTGGTCGTGTCCCTTCTGGCCCGTCCACGTGTGCTTTCTGCGGGATGCTTGCGAGCCGAGGTTTCGTGTACGCGACCGAAGTTGCTGCAGGTGACATTGGGCGCGGTGTTGGCGATGACTTTCACGATGATTGCGACTGCCAGGTTGTGCCCGAGTGGGATTCGGAATCGCACCACATAGAGGGATACGACCCGGACGCGCTTTATGACGTGTACTTGAAGGCCCGCGAGCAAGCAGGCTCAGGGGACCTCAAGGACATTGCCGCGGAGATGCGGCGACTCGAACCCGACCTCTTCACGGACGGCGTTCACAAACACTAACCCTTCACCGAACGGTGAGGGGTTTTCTTATGCCCATTTGCCCCTAGCCGCACGGCGTCATAGGGGCTGTCCCGCACGGGAAGAAGGAAAACCATATGAGTGACGTAGAGATTGGCACCGCAACCATCGAGGTTACTGAGTCTGCACAGGCGAAGGAAACCGATTGGGTCGCTGAGTCTCGTAAGTGGGAAAGCCGCGCGAAGGAAAACAAGTCTGCGCTGGCGGCGAAGGATGCAGAGCTTCTCACTTTCAAGGACAAGGCCACGACGCTTGAAGCGCGTGTTGCCGAACTGGAGGCGGCTGCCTCCGAAGTGGAGAAGCAGAACGCCCTAAGGGCTCTTGTGGCGGAGGTTGCCAAGGAGTCAGGTGTGCCCGCAGATGTTCTACGCGGATCCACTCGCGAGGAATTGGCCGCTCATGCGGAAACCCTCAAATCACTCATTAAGCCTGCAGGGCCGGTTGTTTCCGGGGCAGGTGACACCCCCGAAGCGGGCGGTGATGACGCAGAACGAGAGTTCATTCGCGAACTCTTCGGACGAAACGACTAGGAGAAATCCACATGGCTAATGTGCTAAAGACCTCGGACATTACTGTCCCAACTCAACTGATCGACCCTTGGCTTGGCAAGGTCAAGAACGGCTCCACCATCGCGGCGCTCTCGGGTGCTCTCCCAATGAAGTTCGGTGTCGGAGAGTCCATGACTTTCGACATTGGCGAGGCGGAGTACGTGGGTGAAGGCGCTAACAAGGGCGGCTCCACCATCACTCCAACCGTGAAGACGGTTAAGCCTTTCAAGTTCCAGAAGACTGTTCGCTGGACTGACGAGGTTAAGTGGGCTGACGAGGACCACCAGCTTGGTGTTATCTCGCAGGTGCTGGACGCTATCCAGCCTGCGCTTTCGCGTGCGCTGGACTTCGGTGTTTTCCACGGAATCAACCCGACGGGTGGTACTGCGGTTGCGGCCATGACTGACAAGCTGTCGGCGACCACTAACTCAGTAACTCGCGCGGCTGGCGACAAGCCTTACGCGAACCTCGACGCTGCCGACCAGCTTGTGCTCGCGGACGGTTACGTGCCTCGCGACATTGCGGTGGACCCTGCTTTCGCTGCGGCGTTTACCACTCTGCGTGGTATCAACTCCGAGCAGAAGCTCTACCCGAACTTCACTCTCGGAACCGATGTTTCTGAGCTTGACGGTCACCGCGCGTCGGTGTCGAACACTGTTTCGGCAACTGGTGTCGCGGCTGCGCCAACGAACATTCTTGGTTTCGTTGGTGACTTCTCTGGTATCCGCTGGGGTATCCAGAAGCAGGTCGCACTCAAGATGATCGAGTACGGTGACCCTGACGGTCAGGGTGACCTGCAGCGTAACAACCAGGTTGCTTTCCGTGCCGAGGTTGTTTACGGCTGGGGTATCGCTGACCTGAACGCCTTCACGAAGATCGTCACTGCGGGGGCCTGATGGTCACTCTTATTGATCCAGTGAATGGTGTGGTTGTGGACGTTTCGCCTGAGAAGGCGGAGCGTCTTTCTGTTTCTGGGTGGAAGCGTCCAGAGAGTGCCGCGCCAGAGAAGCCGGTTCGCGGGCGTCCTAAGAAGTCTGAGTAGCAGGAGGGGTTATGGCTGACGTTGTTCCTTTTCCTTTTGCAACCGTTGACGAGCTGAAGGCACGTTGGCCTGACTTTCCTGTTGGTGGGGATGCGTTCGCTGAGGTTCTCTTGGAGGACGCATCCCAGTACATTCTCGATGTTGCGCCGAGTGCTGTAATGGCTGCTGTTGGCACTCGGCGCAGGATCGTGTGTGCTGTCGTTCGGCGTTCGATGGAGACCGACCCTGAACTGATCGGTGTGGAGTCGATGCAGCAGGGCGCGGGGCCGTATCAGGAGACGCGTAAGGCGATTAACCCGCATGGTGACTTCTATCTGACTGGTCAGGAGAAGAAAGCCTTGGGTGGCGGGCGGCAGAAGGCTTTCACGATCGATCTTCTTGCGGGGCATTCATGATCCGCGGGGAAACGGTGGTTGTGTGGTCTCCGGTTGCGGGTCCTCCTGATCCTTTCGGTGCCCCGACGGAAACGTGGGTGCCGGTAACGGTTGAGAATGTGCTGGTATCCCCTGGCCCTCGTGGGGATGTTGAGGGGTCTACACGCCCGGATGGTAAGCGGGTTGCGTGGACTCTTCACTTCCCTAAAACGTGGAGTGGCTCGTTGAAGGGCTTTGAGGTGTCTGTGCGTGGTGAGGATCGTCGCCCTGTGGTTGGTGATCCGAAACCGTACACGCCTGGCAATACGCCAACACCGTGGAATATGCCTGTGGAGTTGGAAGGCGCTGATGGCTAAGGTGCGCGTGAAGATGAATAGTGCGGGCGCTCAAGCGATCTTGAACTCCCCTGGTGTGCAGGCTGATTTGCTGGCTCGCGCTCAGGCTGTTCAGGCTGTGGCGAATAGTTTCATCGGTGACGGTGAAGGGTTTGTTGCGGACGTGCAGTCGGGTAAGAACCGTGCTCATGCGATGGTTCGCACGTCGGATGTTGTGTCTCGTCGAGCGAACGCTAAACAGAACGTTCTCTTGTCTTCTCTTGACGCGGGGAGGTGAGCGTGACTGTCAATGCTGAGCCTCTTGTTATCGCCGAGTTGAACCGCGTGAAGGGTGTCGGGTTTGCGTCCGCTGACGTTCCAGCAACGCGCCCGAAAGCGTTTGTGACTGTGGAGCGCGTAGGCGGCCCACGGGAACTGCACTTGGACCATCCCCGGCTGGCCGTCCAATGCTGGTCTGACACTCGACATAAGGCATCAGAGCTTGCTTCTGAGGTCGCTGAAATCATTAGAGAAATGGTCGTCCACCCCAATGTGGGGCGGGTGGCCATTTCTTCTATCTACAACTTCCCTGATCCATCGTCGGGAAGTGCCCGCTATCAAATGACCGTGGAGATTGTTACTCACGGCTGATGCGGGTTTGGATCTTCTCTCTTTAAGGGCGCGGCGCTTTTGAAGGGACGGCCTCAATGGCTAATAGCTCTGCAAACGTTTCTGTCGGCAAGCCTACCGCTGCTGGCGGTATCTTCTCTGGTCCGACTACTGCGACTCTTCCCGTGAATGCTACGGCTGCGCTGCCTGTCGATTTCGTTGGGCTTGGTTACGTGTCGGATGAAGGTCTGACGAATGGGATTGAAGTCGATTCCACAAACATCACTGCGTGGGGTGGCGACACGGTTCTTACTGTGACGACTTCTCGCACTGAGACTTTTGCGTGGACTTTCATTGAGACGAACGAGCTCGTGTTGAAGGAAGTTTACGGTCAGGCGAATGTTTCGAAGACTGGCACGGCGCTGACAGTGCTCCACAACGGTAAGGCGCTGCCTCGTCGCGCCTACGTTTTTGAGATTCTTCTGACTGGCAACAAGGTGAAGCGCATTGTCGTGCCTTCGGGTCAGATCACTGAGGTGGGCGAGGTTGTGTACGTGGATGGTGAGCCTATCGGTTACCCAGTCACTTTGACGACCTACCCGGATGCTGCAGGTAACACGGTGTACGAGTACATCGCGGAGATCGTCGCTCCCTGATTTAGGGGCGATCACATTCTAGGGTGGCGTGGCTATTGGAAGCCGCGCCCGCCACGCCACCCTTCATTTTGTTTTGTTGCGCGGTTTTCAGAAAGGGCGCGGAAATGCCAGAAGCAAAGGTTAAGAAGCCACAGGATCACCTGGTGAAGAAGGACGCTCCACGGAAGGTGTCTGTTCGTGGTGTTGAGGTGGTTGTTGATCCGACTGCTTTCGATGATTTTGAAGTGTTGGATGCGTTGGACCAGATCAATGAGGGTAACGGGCTGCGAGTCGCTGGCCTGCTGCGCAAACTTGTTGGGGATCAGTTCCACGAGGTTCTGGATGCCCTGCGTGATGGTGAGAATGGGCGTGTCCCGGTTGATGCGGCGTCGGAGTTCCTTAAGGAACTTATGGAGTCTGTTAGCCCAAACTGATGCAGCTCGTATGGCTGCTGCGTAAGTATCCGTCGCAGGTGCGTGCGGATGTGCAGCGGTTTTACGGGCTGTGTGTTGACGATGTTGGGGATTCTTTTTCTGTCCGTCATTTGGCGGATTTGGTTGTGAATCTTCCGCGTGAGTCTGCGACTGTTCGTGCGGTTGCGCCGGAAACGGTGTGGGGGCCGCAAGAGCATTTGCTGGCTGAGGTGGCTGATACTTTGCGTTGGATTGCTTGGTCTAAGAGCAGTGATGGTGCGAAGAATCGGAATAAGCCGAAGCCTATTCCCCGGCCTGGGCAGGTGGATAAGCCTGTGGGCCGGTTTAAAGACGCAGCGGTTTTGCCTGTTGATGAGGTGAAGCGTCTGTTGCGCCTCCCCCGCCGTCAGGTGGGGTGAGTTTGCCGGTGGTGCGGGATGATTTGGGGTCTCCCGCACCACTGGTTAGTTGCAGGCTGGGAGTTTGTTGATTTTGGCGGCGTAGCAGTTGCGGTCTGTGCCGGATGCGTCGCGGATGACGATCGTTTCGGCGTCTGGAACGTCCGTGCATGACATTTGGCTGATCCAGCGTGCAGTGTTTTCTGCTTCGTCGTCGGCCAAGGTTTCTTGGATGTGGGCGCGGATGGTTATTTCGTTGATTGCTTCGATGTTGGTTATCGCGAAGCCGGGGCTGGACGTTTCCAGCTGCGTGAACTTTTCAACTGCGTTCGCTTTCAAAAGCGCTTTTTCAACGTCTGCTCCGAGGGTGAGTTCTTTCTCTGGCTCGGGTTCAGTTGTTTCTTCTTCTTTTTCTGGTTCTTGGGTGGCGTCTGCCGTTGTTGTGGCGCTGGGTGTCGGTGTGCCTGGGTAGACGTTTTCATCGATTGGCCCGCATGCGGTGACCGCTAATGCGATGGCGATGAGCCCGGTGATTCCCCTGAGTTTTTTCATGTCCACAAGTCTACGTGGGCGTTTTCCACTAGTACATCTTTTTCTTGGGGGTCTTATGGCTACCGAGCTTGCTGCGGCTTATGTGACTCTTGTGCCTTCTCTTAAGGGCGCTCAAAAGCAGATTTCCACCCAACTGTCGGGCATTGATATGGGGGCAGCCGGCAAGTCGATGGGAAAGAACCTTTCCTCGTCTATTGGGCGCGGAATGCGGCTTAAAGAGGTCGGGTCGAAGATCCAGTCTTTGGGTAGTGGGTTGTCTTCGGTGGGTTCGAAGATCTCCTCGTACATTACGAAGCCAGCTGTGGGTGCTGCGATGGCTGTTGCGGGCGTGTCTGCGGCGCTCGGGTTTAAGCGTCTTGTGGGTATTGATACGGCGCGCGCGAAGTTGAAGGCGCTGGGTCATGACGGTAAATCCATTGAAACGATCATGGATTCGGCGTTGAAGTCTGTGAAGGGCACGGCGTTTGGTCTTGGCGATGCAGCGAATATTGCTGCGTCTGCTGTGGCCGCTGGGGTGAAGCCTGGCAAGGACCTAACGAAGTACCTAACGATGACGGCGGATGCTGCTGCTATTGCTGGTATTGGCCTTGGCGAAATGGGCTACATCCTTAACCAGGTGCAGACCGGACAGGTCGCGTACACGGATTCGCTGAACATGCTGGCCGACCGTGGCATCCCGATTTACCAGTGGCTCGCGAAGGAAGCCGGCGTGACTGCTGGTGAGGTGAAGGAACTCGCCTCGAAGGGCAAGATTTCCAGTGAAGAGTTCTTTGACGCGATCAAGAAGAACATCGGCGGTGCTGCAAAGGTCGTTGGTGAGAACTCGTTTACGGGCGCTTGGGACAACCTTAAGGCGTCTCTTGGGCGCGTTGGGGCTTCGTTCCTTGATGCTGGCGGTAAGGGTGGCGGGTTCTTCTCGCAGTTGAAGCCACTCATGGGCGATTTGACTAAGCAGATGGACTCGCTTGGCCCGAAGGCTGAGGAACTTGGCGTGAAGTTTGGTAAGGCTTTCGCTTCGATGGTGGAGAAAGTCAAGGAGCTTTCTGACAAGTGGAACGACCTTGACGACGACACTAAGTCAACGATCTTGAAGGTTGCGGGCGCTGTTGTGGTGCTCGGTCCGGTGCTGTCCATGATCGGGTCTGTGGTGTCCACGATTGGTAGTTTCGTAGGCGGCATTGGGGCGTTGACTGCTGGCCTAAGTGGTGGCGGTGGTGTTGCCGCGTTGGGGGCTAAGTTCCTCAAGGTTGGCGGCATTGTCGGTGTCGTTGTGGGGCTTGTAGCGACCTTGTGGAATACGTCTGACGAGTTCCGGTTGTCGCTCGAGAACGCTGGCACGAAGATGTCCGAGATCTTCACGAAGCTCAAGGAGGACTTGGGGCCTGTCATCGACGGGATTCGCGAAGACCTTGGACCTGCGATGGAATCGTTGGGGTCGTCGCTTGCGAGGATCATCAATTCGGCTATTCCTTTGGTGCAGCAACTCGCGAGCATGTTCTCTAACTTGATGACAGTTCTGGGTCCAATTATTGAGGCTGTGCTGCGTGGGCTTGGTCCTGCGTTCGAGACATTCGGTGCGACTGTTGAACGCATTTTCGGGCTTATCACGCGCCAGCTTGCAGGCATTAGCGCGAACTGGTCTGACGCGATCGCAGGCGTGCAGGCGCTAGTGGCTGGCGACTGGTCTACCGCGTGGGAGTCCGCTCGCTCCATTGTTTCCCGGAATTTCCAGGGCATTAAGGATGCGGCTGCGACTGGCATCCGGTCTGTGTCTGGTCTGGTTACGGGGCAGATGAAGAGTCTCGCTGCAGCGTTTGGGCTCGACTGGGATCGCATGGTTACTAGCGCTCAGACGGCGTGGTCTCGGATGGAGGCGGCGGCTTCGCAGGGTGCTATTCGTGTGGCGGCGGCTGTGATCGGGTTGCGTGCGCGTATTCAGGGTGCTTTCGCGAACGCTGGAAGCATCTTGTACGGCGCAGGCAAAGCAATCATCGACGGCCTGTGGCAGGGATTGCAGTCAGGGTTTGGCAAGGTTCAGGAAGGTTTGAACTGGCTGACCTCGAAGATTCCTGACTGGAAGGGCCCGAAGAAGAAGGACAAGAGTCTTCTTACGGCTGCGGGTAAATCGATCATCCTGGGTTTCGTGAAGGGTCTCGAGTCGGGTTATGACGGCGTGAAGAAGTCCTTGAAGAAGTTCACGGACGCGCTCGGAAAAATCCCGACTAGCAAACTCACTAAGGGTCAGAACGCGCAGTTGAAGGCGACGAAGGCGTGGGCTAAATCCATGTCTAAGACGACAAAGACGCTGTGGGATGACGGTAAGTATAAGGGCGGTGTTAAGCGTTGGCTGGGCCTGAACAACGGCACAGTGAAGTTGCTTAAGTCGTTGACGGCTGCCGGTAATTGGCGGACGAAAAAGAACAACAAGTATCAGCTTGTGGCTTCTAAGACGGTGAAGTCTGCGTCTCTTGCCGATATTGGTAAGGCGCAGGATGGCGTTCAGCGGCTTCTCGACAGGGCTAAGAAGAGCCTGGCGGACATGAAGAAGGCTCGCGCTGATATGAAGGCGCAGATCGCTAATTCGATTAAGGGCGAGCTGGATATCACGTCTGGGATGACGACTGGCTCTGGGCATTATCTGACTGGGCAGGCCGGTTTTAAGGCTGTTGCTGGGTCTGTGAAGTCGATGGCCGCTCGGGCTAAGAAGTTCGCGGGCAAGCTTAAGGAACTGGTTGCGAAGGGTATCCCTCCTGGGCTTGTTCAGGAGGTTGCTGGTCTTGGTACTGAGAAGGGTATGCAGGTCGCTAATGCGCTCTTGTCTGGTACGTCTGCGCAGGTTAAGGAGTTGAAGGCGGATTATTCGTCTTTGAATACTTGGTCTAAGAATGCTGGCGATTATGTGGCTGGGCAGATGTTTGATGCTGGTATTCAGGCGCAGGCTGGTCTTGTGAAGGGCTTGGAAGCTGATGCTGACAAGTTGGCGAAGGCTGCTAAGAAATTGGCTGATCGGCTTGTGAAGGCTGTGAAGAAGGCGCTTGGTATTAAGTCTCCGTCTCGGGTTTTCCGGGATCAGATTGGCGCGATGGTTGATGCTGGTCTTGCTCAGGGTATTGGTGCTGGTTTGTCTCTTCGGGCTGCGGAGTCTGTTGCTTTGGGTATTCAGAAGCCGTTCTCGAACGTGAATCCTGACGTGAGTTTTGGTTCGCGTTTGCCTGGTTCGGTTGCTGGTTCTGGTGATGGGCGCCGGTTGTCTGATGCTGATGTTGCGGCGTTGGCTGCGATGCTGGAGGGTCGTCCGGTTGAGGTCACTTCTAGCGTCGATTTCACTTTGGAAGGCCGTCCGCTGGCTTCGTTTATGGCTGCGGGTCGTCGTGCTGAGGATAGGTGGAGGTGATCGGTCTTGGCTGATTTGGATTGTTGGTTGGGGCCGATTGGGGAGCAGCGGAAGGTCACTGTGTGGCCTTCCGTTGCTGTTTCTCCTGACCGTCCTTCTAGCGTGTTTACTGCGTTGTCTGGTCGTCGTGTGGTGCAGCGTGGGGTGCGGTCGTATGGGTCGTGGTCACTCTCTTATCAGTGGTCGGATGCGGCTGTTGTGGCGTGGTTGGGTGAGTTGGCTAGCGGCGGCGTGGTTGGTGACGTGTTCTTGTACACGAGTGTCGCGGCGAAGGAGAATCTTGCGCCGAGGGTGTTGCAGTCGGGTGGTTCGGGTGTGGTTGCTGGTCGTCGTGTGTTGGCGGCGGGTGATCCGGAGGTGCGCTCGTATGTGGTTCCGGTGCGTCCGAACACTAGTTACACGTTGTCCGCTCTTGGTGATGGTGTGGGGGTTGTGACTGTGGTTGCGGCTGGCACGCCTAGTAATGGTTTTGGTTTTGGCCCGTTTGGGTCTGGTCCTTTTGGAGAGTGAGTGATGGCTTCTTTTACTTCTAAGCCGGTGGAGGGTCAGGATCCTTGGGCGGCGACTGATTTGGCGTGGCGCGCCTCGGTTGAAGCGGCAGTTAATGCGACGGAAGCGACCGCGAATGCGGCACTGCCGATCAAGGGAAACCTTGGGACGGCAAGTCTGGATACTGTTTTCGCGGATGGCACATATTTCCAGCATCAGTCGGTGAATGCGACGCTTGCTAATGGGTATCCGGTTGCTGGCGGCACGGGCTGTCTCGTTGTTTCGCGCCGAGCTGACGATAACAATGTGGTGCACACGTTCACTCTTGTTGGAGCGATTGCGGCTGCGGGGAAGGGCTCATTTCAGCGGGTGCGTGTTTCTGGGGCATGGCAGCCTTGGCAGTTCATTCCTTCACAGCGTGTGGATCAGACTGCGGGTCGTGCGATTTATACGTGGGACAACCTGAACAACCGTGAGCAGCTCGTTTACGGGTTCACGGGCATCCGGAATGTATCTAGCCTTCTTGAGAATGGGTGGACTGGCTCACTGTATTTGTGGCGCGACGGGTATGATCTCGTCTTTATTCTCGCGGGTTTGGACGGTGCTGCGGCTACTTCAGGGACTTTCTTCACGCCGCCTCAAGGCTTCCTAATACAAACGAACTCAAGTACAAGCGCGATCGCCCACACCGCCACGAACCTTCCAACCACTAGGCGAGTAAGCACACCCGGTGGAAACACGCTTGGTGTCGCTGCATCTGATTACCAGACGGTGGGCGCTCTATACGGGCGGGTAGACGCCCGAACAACCAATGCGTGGCCTACTGTCTTGCCGGGTACTGCGGTCGGGTCTATCCCGAACGCCTAACCTGCACTGAACTGAGCACCCCGAGGGGTGCATTTTTTATGCCCGAAAACTGAGGGGGAAACCACGCATGGCATTCGACAACATGACAGACGAACAACTCGCGGACCACTTGAACGCGGTCATTGGAGAGCAAGAGCGACGCGCGAGGTTGGCTGCGGTACCAGCGCAAATCCGGGATTTGGCTACACGCTACCTCGAGGACGGTGGCGATCCTGCCGAGCTCAGTCTGCCGGACGGTGCGCATGCCTAGCGTGACACCGGCAGCAGGGAAACGCGGGGCGATCACCATCAACTCCGGTGCGGCAACACACCTCGTCATCACGGCCACCGCAGGCACCGGCCAATACAGGCTCACAGAAGGCCCACACACAGGATTCCGGACTGGTGATGGTGTGCCAAAAGTACACGTCAAAGACCCAGACCGAACCCTGCAAATGATCACGGATTCTGGCGTGAAGTCGGATTATCAAATCACTCTCGAAGAAATCGGGTAAACCAATGGATATTGTCACTCCGCAATCGCGCGTCACCACGCCACACACTGGCTCGGTCGAGTCGTGGAGTGTCGATTCCGATCTACAAGGAGCGGGCGTGCCAGGACAAACGCGCGCCCGCTCCGGCGTCAGTACGCGTGGCGGCACGGTCACTTTCTTGAACGATTCGGGCGAGCCGTGGAAAGCGTCAGCGCTTCCCGGCCAGTCGATCACCATCGACGCAGCATCCGATATTGGCCTGCCACTCTCGCGTATCTTCACCGGGCAAATCACCGCACTACACGCGAGCTCAGCACTCAGCCCGCAAATCACCGCCATCGTGAAAGAAATCGCACCCAAAAAAAGGGCCTTGACTCTCCCCTACTACACGCCAGAAATCACCGGCGGCGACACCGCCCGCCTCATCCGTGACGCAGCATCCGTTCTCGGGTGGACTACAGCGCCGCCCACGCATTCTGCTGACTTCCTCCACGCGCCCTTGTGCGGGCACTTGGCAGGGAATCCAGGCAGACTCTCCCCCAACAGCGACGGCGGACGATGGATCACCGTTGACGGGCAATGCGCCCTCCAACTCGATGCGGGCTCCAACCTGAACTACATGTTCCGGCCTGAACCGTCTGACGCGAACTGGGGCACTGTCTCCATTCGCACGAAGATGCTGTCCGGGCAAAAGTTCGACCTCGCATTTAACGGCGTCAACATGACTGTCGAGCGTGTGGGTGACACCCTCACATTCACCACAGTTCGAGCAGGCACCCCAACCAGCCAAAGCATCACCATCAGCGGCACAACGGGTGTCCTACAAATCAACCAACGCCGCAACTACCTGCCCTCACAAGGCATTGATAGCGTCCTCACCCGCATACGGTGGATCGCAGACGGCACCACACCCACAAACCCAACCTTGGGCTGGTCGCAAATCACCACCATGGACGGCGTACCCATCCCCACGGATTGGCTTGTCATCCGTGGCGGCGCGACAATGCCGCCCATGTACTGGATCGTGGCACGCGATAACTATGATCTGGTCTATCACCAGCCCACCGCGCTCATTGAAGCATCGGGGATCCGCATGGACTACGTGCTCTTGGATAAGCAGGAGTCAGCGTGGGAGTTTTTGAAGTCCGTCACCGATCAAGTGATGGGCGCGACGCTCATTACGGAAGCCGGCGAACTCGTGTTCTATTCCAAGGACAGGTTGCGTGGTTTGGGTGCGGCCTCGACGGAAATCATCGGCACAGATACGGTAGCGGACCTGCCGTGGTCAGTCGATATAGAAGAGGTTGCTGACCGTGTGGAGGTCGCGTGGACTCCCGCCGAACGCACGGTCACTAACAGTGCGACGCAGACGGTGTGGGTGTCCGAAACACCAACACGCATCACCGCGAAAGCAACCGTGCGGATTCCAGTCACGCTCGACAAGGTTGCAGTGGGTGCGCTCGACGGCTTCACACAAGACACCACAGGCACAGCCACTACCGGGTCGCGGTGGATCGCTTTCACCACGGCAGACGGTACTAGTCCACTGCCCGCCGAAGACGCGATCAAAGTGCAGATTGTGTGGCATACGCCCGCGTCTTTCACACTCGCCATCACCAACACCACCAACGGCACTTTGTGGGTGCGTGATGAGAACGGCGGCGGCGGACTAACCCTCCGAGCCTACGACGTAACCCGACCAGGCGAAGAACAAGTCTACGCAATCGGAGCTTCCGAAGAGACCGCTGAGAACCCTTACCGGCACGACGGCGGCACGATCATCCAGTCGGTTGAGGACGCACAGAACCTTGCCGCATGGCTCCACTCCACGTTGAGTGAACCGCTACCCGTCCTGCAAGGCGTGGAAGTAGACCCACACATGGGCCGCAAACTCGGGCAGATCATCACGATCTACGACCCATCGAACACGGCCATCAGGTCACGCGCCCTCATCTACGGCGTATCAAACAGCCAGTCCGGCCCGGCAGAGCAAACCCAAACACTCAACCTCGCATTGCTCGCATTCACCATCGCAGACAAAGCGAAATACTTCATGAACATCAACCCATCCATGACCATCAACCAACGCGCCCAATGGCTACAGGCAAACGTCGGTGACCTCACGCTCAACCAAGCAGCGGCATGGATCGAAAAGAACGGTGTGGAGGTCTCATGACCGTACAAGCAAAACCCGTCCTCTACCTCGACGGCACAAAACTACTCGTGGGTGGCGTGGCAACCGAGATAGTCAACGACACCAACATCGGAAACTGGATCGGATCACTCTCCCCCGCTGGCGCAACAGAATACGACACCGGCTGGGTAACCAGCGGCCTCACCTTCACCATGGGATCAAGCGACTGGACTATCAACCAATACGCACTCACCCGCGTAGGCCGACACATCTCCGGAAGTATCCGTGTCAACTACAGCGGCGCGACACTCACACCATCCGCGAACGGCAACCTCGGCGATGTCACCGTACTCACCATGCCCGCCGGATGGCAGCACGGCTCCCCACTACCAGTGCAAGCCACCTTCACCAACAGTGGTGTCAAAACAGCATTCGTGCGTTTCAACTCCGCTACTGGGATCTGTGCGCTGACCCACGCCATCCCAGGAGTGACCCTATCTTCCGGCGAGGCGTGGGACATCGAAGTGGACTACTACATCTGATGGGCATCACTGATCGGGTGGTGTTGCGTCAGCTCGACACTCAACGCCAACAAACCCGAACCATCACAGACCTCGAGCAGGCAAACCTCACCGCGGAAGCCGACCTACAAGACACGCGCGCACTCACACGCGACCTCCTACGACACATCGAACAAGGAGGAACACCATGAACACCATCACCCGCCTGTGGCTGCGCATCCACCAACCACGCGTAATCTCCATCCTGTACTTCTTCATCTACCTATGCCTCGCCGCAGGCGGAATCCTCGCACTCTTGGACCCGCCCGCTTCATTAGCCGGACAGATAGGAACCGCAGCGATGGCCACACTCTCCGCCCTCCTGGCTTTCGGCGGGATCGTGGGTGCGTTTGCTGCCTTGCCGGGAATCTGGTGGCTCGAAAGAACCGCGGTACTATCCGTAGGTCTAGCCTCGGTTCTGTACGCGATCATCATCTTCACGCTCCACGCCACCACACCCGGCAACAGACTCTTGCAACTCTCGTTCGTCACGAGCGTCGCGCTCATGCAGATCGTGCGCTGGCATCGAATACGCGTCCGACCCTACGACCCAGACCGAGTGCCACCCACCATCTGAAAGCCGGGAGGCACCATTGGAAATCGGCACCCTCATACAAATACTGTCCACACTCGGCATCGGCGCGATCCTCCTCAAACTTTTTGAGGGGATCTTCCAATGGGCGACAGGACGATCCAAGCGCGAGCACGACGCCTGGCAGCAGCGCGACACGGAAGCAAAGAAGCGCCGCAAGCTTGAAGAGTACGCGCATCAACTCCGCCACGATTTGATCGATCGTGGCGTCCCCCAGGACAAACTACCGCCCTGGCCCGACTACTAACCCCTCACCTTTAACCCACACCAGCCGGTGTGGGTTTTCTTATGCCCAGGAAGGAGCCACCTCGTGGCCACCTATTTCCAGAAACACCCCCAGACGGTCCGGCAGTGGGGAGAAAAGCGCCGTAATGGCGGCACCCCCACTGGTACCTGTGTCGTCCATACTGCCGAGAATGCCACGGACTTTATCGGCCCTGATGCGGGCGCTGAGTCTGTAGCGAAGTACTTCACGAACTCGGGCCGGCAGGCGTCCTACCACTTCCTTGCGGACTCTGATTCGCGTGTGCAGCTTGTGCCGTGGGCGTCTGAGGCGTGGCATGACACCCGCACTAACAACTGGAGCGTTGGTGGGTCGGTTGCGATTCAGTGCAAGGACTGGAAGAAACTCGGGGACCGTGGCAGGGCTGCGGTGCGTCAGCTCGCGGAGGGCTTCGCGCAGTTCGCTGAGTGGCTGTACAAAACCAAGAAGATCCTGATTCCGGCCAAGCACATTACGCGCGCTCAGGCGCTCGCACGTAAGCCCGGTTTCATCGGTCACGGCGAGATGGACCCAGGGCGCCGCTCAGACCCCGGTAAGGACTTCGACTGGAAGTACTTCCTCGCGGAGTTCAAGAAGCGCCGAGACAAGCGCATTAATCCGCCCGCGCCTGCCAAGCCTGTTGCGAAGCCGGGCTGGTATCACGTCACCGGCGTACCTAATGGCGACCGCCTCGTAGGCCGCACTGGACCGTCTACCAAACACAAGATCAAGACCCGCCGCGCGAATGGCTTCAACATCTATCTGGCGAAGATCGTGAAGGTTGGGTCCACGTCTTGGGGCGTCACCAACTACGGCACGCACTACTCCATGCACTACCTCTCGAAGGGCAAGAAATAATGAGCAATGAACTTGTTCCGGCTGCTATCCGTTTCGCGGCTAAGCGCGGTTTCATTCGTACTGCGGCACAGTCCCTCGCGTCGGTCATCCCAACCACTGGGGTGGTCGTTGCACTCACTGGGGATTGGCTCGTAGCGGCTGGGCTGGGTACCGCATCCGCAGTCGTCACCGCGGGACTGGCTGGTGCGGCATCGTACTTCTCCATCCTGTCCCAGGGCATCCCTGACGCATACCAAGTCACGCCGTCCCCTGACGCAGTCAAGGAACCGTCGGACACGGAAATGCTGTATGCGGAGGACCCAGACGATGAGTGAGCTCTCGTTTCAGATTGTCGCTGAATGCTGCGGCCAAGACTGTCAAGATTGCCCGTTGAAAGAAGGCACCGTTGAGCCTCGCTGACAAACTCCAAGCAGCACCAAAACCCAGCCCTTTCACGTCCATATGCTCCGTGAAGGGCCTCGCGTCACGACTCTCCAAGAAGGACCGCAAAGCGTTCCTGGCAGCCGCCAGCGGTGCCCCTATGGCATCGGGTGAAGCGTGGAGTGTAGCGGCCCTGTCTCGCATGATGACTGAGGCGGGATACCCGATCAAGGAAAGCCCTCTGGGTCGGCACAGGCGGGGAGACTGCCAGTGTCCAAAAGCCTAGCGGAACGGCTGTCTGCCGGGCCTGTGCGTGCGCGTGTACGTCAGGCCCGGATCTTGACGCTCGATATTGAGACGACTCCTAATCTTGCGTGGGTGTGGGGTCAATGGGGGCAAAACATTAGCCTCGATCAGATGGTGGAGCAGACCCGGATGATGTGTTTCGTCGCCAAGTGGTATGACGAAGACGAGGGCATGTTCTTTGGCGAAGACACGATGACCCGCGAAGAGATGGTCCGTAAAGCGTGGGATCTGTTGGACGAGGCCGATATTGTCGTGCACTTCAATGGGAAGACGTTCGACATGAAGCATCTGAACCGCGAGTTCCTGCTGCTTGGACTCACGCCGCCACGCCCGTATCGGGAGGTTGATCTACTGCAAGTCGTGAAACGCCAGTTCCGGTTCACGTCGAATAAGTTGCAGAACATTGTCACCCAGTTGGGTATCGGCTCGAAGACGCCACACACAGGCTTCCAAATGTGGATCGACTGCATGAACGGTAACCGTGAGGCTTGGAAGCTGATGCGGAAGTACAACCTGCAAGACGTGCGTGTCACGGAAATGTTGTACGACTATTTGCGTCCGTGGATACCGGGACACCCACATCTAGGCCTGTTTGAAGGTCGTGAGTGGTGTTGCCCTAACTGCGGGCACAAGAAGTTGAAACGCAACGGGACAGTGAAAACTGCGGTGACGGTGTACGCAAACTACGTGTGCAAGAAGTGTGGGAAGCAGATCCGCGCCAACCATCGCAAAGCAGCTGTTACATCCAGGGAGTCACGATGAGTTTCGAATGCCCTGATTGCTTCAGCGAATATTCCTCACGTGAGGCCGCTGACCGGTGCGCGATGTGGTGCGGCGACGATAAGCCACACCCAATCCACTACCGCCCGAAACGCTGGGACGACTACGACGAATAACAAAACGCCCCCACCCTTCACAGGGTGGGGGCTTTTTCATCGTTGTGGACAGCCTGTGGAGAACTTCTAAACCTCATAGGGTTAATCGAGACGATTCAACCCTAGAGCGTTAAGGCCAGACCACACCCAAAATCGCACCATCATGCGGCTCCTAGAAACACTTAACCCCAGAAGGTTAAGAACAAACTGCCATGTCACCGCGTGTTTTGCTGTGCCGCGCTCTCAGAATCACTCTTGGCTAAAGTAATGGCTACAGTAAGCGCGAAATCGCCTACTTTACTTAGGTACAGCAAAAGGCCCGAAACCGTTGAGGTTTCGGGCCTTTTGATTGGAGCCGCCTACGAGAATCGAACTCGTGACCTTTTCATTACGAGTGAAACGCTCTGCCGACTGAGCTAAGGCGGCCGGCTTCTCCCACACCCGGAGCGAATCACTGATGTGAGCGAAGAACCGAGATCACTCTACCGAGCAACGGGGCCCGAGTGCAAAATTATCCGCTGTGACCGCGCTAACAGGTTTTGCCCTCGCTTGGGATGGTGCCGTCTACGAAGTAGGAGTCCACCACATCCGTGATGCACTGGTTGCCCATGCCGTATGCGGTGTGGCCCTCGCCCTCGTGGGTCACGAGGAACCCAGAGTCGAGCTGCTCGGCCAGCCCTTGGGCCCACACGTATGGGGTTGCGGGGTCGTTGGTGGTGCCGATGACCATGATGGGGTCGGCGCCGGCAGCACTCAGATCAAAGTTCTGTTCCGCCTGTGGGAACGGCCAGTTCTTGCAGGTCACCCCGCCCCAGCCAAAGAACTCTCCCATGGTCGGGGCAGCCTTCACGATCTCCTCGGACTCCTTCTTCATGGCAGCAAAGTCTTCGACATCGCGCGTGTCCAGGCAGTTGATTGCGGTGAACGCCTCGGTCTGGTTGCTTGTGTAGTTCCCGTCTTCGTCCCGGCCGAAGTATTCGTCCGAGAGTTCGAGGAGCGTCGAGCCATCCTGTGCCGCGACCGCGTCATGCAGTCCAGCTTCAAGTGCAGGCCACAGCGCCTTAGCGTACAGTGGCTGGGCAACGCCGTAGAAGCCTAGGGACTTGGTTAGCGCGCGGCCGCTGTCCGTGGGAAGCGGGTTAGTTCCGAGTGATTGGAGCATCGTGGATACCTGCTCCATGCCGTCGTCCACGCTTCCTGTCAGCACGCAGTCGGAGTTGGTCTGGCAGTTTTCCACGAATGCGCGGAGTGCATTCTCAAACCCAATCGCCTGCTGCTTGGTCTGCTCGAACGAGCTCAGGCGCAGGTCGATTGCACCGTCTAGGACTGCGCGGCCAACGTTCGCGGGAAAGATTCCGGCATAGGTTGCGCCCAGCTGGGTTCCGTACGAGTAGCCAAGGTAGTTAAGCTTTTCGTCCCCAACAAGTGCGCGTATCAGGTCCATGTCACGAGCTGCGCTCTGGGTGTCCACAAACTCCATGACGGGACCGGAGTTCTCCTTGCAGGCGGCAGCGAACGCGTCCGCATCCTTCTGCACGAGTGCGAGAACCTTCTCCGTGACCTCGGCCGGATAGGAGGCGGCAACGTGGCGGTCCATAGCCTCACTGTCCAGGCACTTGATGGGCTCGGAAGAAGGCCCACGCCGCGCGGGTCGAAGCCCAGGATATTGTAGT